CATATAAAAAACAAGTATGGGCTGTAAGTTAATAATATTAAAAATAAAGCAATGATAGAAGTAATCGAGATACCTAGTTTTGGGGAGATAATAAGACAAAATGTAGTGCAGGCTATAGAGGCGGTATTTTTAACTTACCCTTATTCCATAAGTGGCGACCATTACATTTTAGCTTCTAAAAATACCATGTCGTTATGTAACTTAATGTATACAAAAGGTGATTTAAGTCGCCTGATTTACAAAATGATAAGGGTGTGTGATAGGCTGGGAGATAACGAAGTAGAATTGATAAGGATTATTGATTTCGACAATCTTCCTTTATTGGTGGCAAAAATAGCAACTACATAATACCAAATCTAATACAATATATAATGGCAACTAAAATTTACTTATCAGGAGGAGCAATTAACATTGACGACGGAACAACATTGTCGATCATCAACCCTTCCAAATTTGATTGGAAGTTACTAGGTAGTGAATACATTGCTCGTGATGACATTGATAGGCAATCAGTAAGTTTAGGCGATGCAGCCAATATTCAGGATGAAAACGGGATTGACATTGGAAACGATATTGCGGTAAAAGAGCTATTAAATAGCTTTGTTAATACACCGTCAACAAATCAAATCGACAATGCTACTAATGCAGTTATGACAATAGATTATTCGCATCACGAGATTCATTCTGGTAGCCACTTCTTTCATTTCGAAAACAATCTGTTAGGTAGTGGGGCTGTTCGAGATTTACTTATAATCACCCCTGACACAGCAAGGTGGGCTCATTTTACTCACTATCACAGATCTACGGGCGAAGCGAATTTTGCTTTATACGAAAATACCGTAACGTCGGCGGACGGAACAGCACTTATTGGCCAAAACCGCAACCGTAACGTAGTAGATGCCTCTATCGTGGCTATTAGTCACACGCCAACAATTACCGATGTAGGGGATTTGATATGCGTTGGGCATTTTGGTAGTGGAAATAATAAAGGAGCAGAAGCAAGGAGCGAGGCGGAAATAGTATTAAAACAAAATACAAAATACCTCTTAAGGATCAATAGTGAAGTAAATTCAAACGACATTACTACCAATCTTGATTGGTACGAGCACACGAATAAATAAATATTAACATAAAAACAATATCATGGCATTAGTAAAACAAGCAACAAAAATTAGCATTGATAGCTCACAAATTCCATCCGGATACACTAATCCGGGCGGAACAAATTTAGCAAGTTCTCAACCAACATACCTTAATAAGTCTTTTTCGATAATAAAATCAACGGTAGACGATTCAGTAAAAGCAACAACATTTGATCAGATTCTTTCTGATGTAACAATCGGAATTGAAAAACAAGTTGCGGATATGTTGACGGCTGATGATATCGGAACTACCGCAACGGTAAATTACAATATTGATTGGAAGAAGATCGGTAACAATCAAGCTATTTCAGCCGACTTCTACAATGATACAGCTGTTAGTTACGTTGCTGTTGTCGATGTTTATTTGAACTTTTCATAAAAAATAAATGGCAGTAACGCTAACAAGCTACCCAGTAACTACAAGTTCCGGTAAAGTTAGAAATATCTTTGCTGGATTTGATGCTGTGGAGCTTGGTTTTAAGCGTGAAGACACTGCTGTAATTAGCGGAGATGAAAGCTCTGGTGGCAATCTTAGGATTTATGGTACTGGAGACTTTGTATCTAGTCTTAACGTTGGCGAATGGGTCTATATTAATACATCAGGTGCGACTTATACTTATAATGGTAGTTTTCAGGTAATTGAAGTAGTACTTGATCTTACAAACACAAGGATTGAGCTTAATTTACCATTTGTAGAAATTACTACAGGAGGGTATTGTAACTACAAGCAGGACTGGTTTTTAGAATCAAAATTAGTAGATCCAAACAACAATCTAATACTTAAGTACCCTCAGTTGTTGCAAAATGACGGCAACCCTAATGGTGTACTAGAAGTTAATACCTCCATGATTGTCGATTTTTTAAAGAATGAAATATTGGCCAATAGTGGGGTTGTTGAGAATGCAAGAGAAGAGTGTAAGGTAATGTATAGAGAGGTTTGGCGTGAGGACTCTACTCAATCATTTATTTTGGTAGATCAAGAGCCTATTGTGATAATTTATTCTGCCGAAAACTCAGAGATAGAGGACTTTATAAGCGAATTTGATGTACCTAGAATGTATGAGGGTTATCCATTTTACTTGAATACGTTGCATTCATTGGAGAATCAGGTTGGGCGAATAGCAATTTCATTTGACGAATTAGATATTAATAGCGACAATATCAACACTGATAACTTGATAGCAAATTACAACTCAGGAGATTACGGGATTGTTCAAGCAAATTTCAACGACAAAACAAAGGTAATAGAAGAAGATACTAGATACATAACGTTCAATGCTTACACCTCAGTGTTAGGAGATTACGATAGTGGTGGGTACGATTCGGCGGGATATGAAATTTGATAATATAAATATATGGCAATAAATGACAGAAACGAGGCTATAGCAGAGGTTAATGCTGCTATTGTTGATTCTCCAAAAGTTTCAACAGCTACACATAGAGACTTGCTTAATGACAAGATATTAAGTAGTGTTCAGTTTAGGAAGGACGTTACTGGAATCGAAACGCCCTCAGGAGGGAATGTAGTAGTTAGTTTTCTGACCAAAGATTTTGCAACAATTACTACATCTTCAAACATTTCAATTTCGGTGACAGATTTACCAGATGGAGATATTAAGTATATTGCATTAACAAAAAACGCAGGGAATACGGTTTCTTTTTCAGGAATAACCGACGTATCAGCAAGGCGTGACTATGTTGATACAGAAGCAACCTATATAGTTTACAGAATTACTAGCAAGAATAGCAATATCTACGCTGTCACAGTCAATATTGATAATGATGAAAATATTGCTGGACTTACAGGCGATGTGTCGAAAGTGGTTACCACTTATTCAGGTTGGAATATGGACACAACATTGTCTGTATTAGTTAGCTGGCCTTCTGGTGTAACATTTGCTAATTTTTTATCGGCAGAGGTTACAATCAAGAGTAATGCAGGTACTGGCAAGTATCCATTGTTGTCTGGATTTGGCGGTTCTGGGTTTCTCTCTGGCTTAGGTGGTTCTTATGTTGCTGAATTGTCCGGCCTTACTTTATACCGGGGTGATGTTGGCGGATTTTTTGATGATGCGCAATTCAATAATGCAGATGTTGAAATATTTATAAAATATAATAATTAGCATTGATAGCTCACAAATTCCATGCATAATGGCAATAAATAGAACGGAAACAGTGCAACAGGTAAATGTAAAGATTGTGCCTACAGTTTTTACGGCAACCCATAGGGGTTTGCTGAATGTTGATATAATTGATAGTCTTGTTTTCCGTAAGGATGTAATTGATAGCCAAATTCCAGTGGGAGGTAGTGAGGTTGTTGATTTTTCAGACAAAGATCTTGCTACGATTACAGTAACCGTAAACACATCAATATCATTTGCCAACATTCCAGACGGAGATACTAAGTATTTGGAGTTAACAAAAAATGCAGGAAACTTAATATCTTTTACTGGATCTATAGATGTATCGCAGCGAAAAGATTATATAAATACCACCTCTACATTTATTGTCTACGAGGTAATAAGGAAGGGGTTGGTACTATATGTTAATAGCATTAATATAGACAAGGATCGTGAATTAAACAGGCTTACAGGGGAGGTGTTAAAGCAAACGATTGAGTACACAGGGTGGAATATGGATACAACATCATTTGTTTCTATGATTCTTCCAGACGAAATCACGTTTGACAAGTTTATTTCTGCCGAAATATCTATAAAATCAAGTTTCAGTAACAAGTTGTATCCATTTCTTAGTGGGTTTGTAGATGTTGGTGGAAGTACGGGTTTTGGAGGATCTTATACTGCTAGTTTCTACACATCAGGCCCTAATGTAGGGAAGTCAGTTTTATTCTTATATAGAGGTCCGGATAGTACAAGTGCATTTGATAGCTCTTCCTTTACAAACGCAACAGCATATATTTTTGTGAAATATAGACAATAAAATAAATGGCAAGAATAGCAAGTATAACATGTAAATATATACGCCCTGATTCTTTTACCAATCCAGATGCAGAGGCTTACGAGTATTACATTGTTTGGCTAGGTGTTGATGGTGGAGTTTACTGTTGGCTTTTTGAAGATTTTAATATTAAAAAAGATATAGATGGTCAGACAATTAACCCTAAAACCGAAAATATATCAAAATTATACCAAAGTGCAGGCCGGACTATTGAGGTTATTGCCGAAGATTTAGACGAAAGCGAATTTGATACAATATCAAATATTACAAGAGCCTTAGTGGTACGTAGATACTTCAAAGACGGCACATTTAGTAATTTAGCTATAGAAACAAATTCTATCGAAAAGCCAAAATCTCAATTTCGGTACAACCTAGAGTTGGAAATAAGAGAAATAGAAGATAAAATCATGCGATAAGATGCCAGAATTAACAATAGATGGAAATGCAGTAGATCTTGGTACGTCAAGGCTGGTATTCTCAAAAAAAGGGTACTCGTTCGAAGATTGGCTAACTAAAGATATACCGTACAGTGAACGAATTACACTGCCTGAAACATCTTTGTTAAATTCAATATTTTTTAGGCCTTTTTCACAGGACATTCAAGGGCAAAAGTTTTCAAAATTCCACAACTATAAATATAGAGATAACGGAAAAATCGTTTCGTCTGGTATCGCCAAACTTGAAGGATTTAACGAGAGCAGACAGTACGAATTGCAATTACTTGATGGTAGTTTCGCTCTGTTTCAAAGCATAAATGACAATATAAGTGCATTAGATTTCGAAAGTTCTGATTTTATATTTGGTACTTCTTCTTATACCGCCATGAAAGTATTGAATGCATCGGTATGGATCTGGGCGGCAAGCTCAATGCATGAAGAGAAAACACTATCAAGAAATATATTAGGCGGTAATATATCCTTTTCAAGACCGTACTTATCCACCAAAAGGTTATTGGAAAAGATATTCTTAGTCCATGGGTGGAGTTACGACTTAAATACTGATTCAGACCTATTCGACAAACTAATCATATCTGCTAGGAGTGATTTTTTGTTTACTTCTTACGAGAAATCATTTTCCGGATCTCAATCCACTGGCAATATAGACTTGACGAGCCCAATATTTATAAAAAGAGACTCTGTAACAAGTAGTGTTACACTTAATCTGACTTATGATTCAGTAATTCGATTTCGTGGTAACATAGATGCTGATAACGATTTTATCTTACAGCTTACAGTTACAGGAACAGATGCGCAGATCCAAACACTTGGAATAAATAAAGGGTTGGAATATTATGACTTATACAGTAATGATTTCAAGGCGGGTAGTGCGGTTACGATTTCAGTAACTGGTACAGGATCGATTGAATTTGATAATTTTTTGATATACACAATAATAGATGAAAATGATTTCGGCATAATTGGAAGTGCTGCATTTAACCTTTTCAAAGTAAAAACATATGACAATCTACCTGAAATATCACAAAAAGAATTATTCAAACACCTGCTCGTATCGATTGGCGGCTTTTTTACAACCAATAATTTTAATAAAAAAATAACGATTAGCGCATTGTCATCATTAAGCAGAATGTCTGCGATGGATTGGTCGACTAAGTTTATAGATCAATCCGAAAGCGTATCGCTTTTAAGTGGTTACGGGAAAACAAATTATTACAACTACAATAATTCAAGAGAAAAACTTTCAAATCTTGGCAGGGGATCGTTTATTATAGTAAACGAAACACTTGATGAGGTCGAGAATATTTATGATTCAATTTTTGCCGCATCATTAGAGGTTGAGATTACCGATACTATGATTGATAATACAATTTACAATAATACTGAGCGGATAGAAGATGTGAATACATTGCTTGGTTACTACGAAAATATCTCAGATTACACAGTTGCAAGATTTGGCCAACTGAATGGCAATAACATTTTGGCGAATTATTATGTTAATTTTTTAAATGCCGTCAAAAAAGGTGAAATGATAGAATGTAAGTTTAATTTAAATAAATCAGATTTTTTTCTATTCGATTTCACACGATTAGTATATTTACTACAGAAAAAGTCTGTTTTTTATGTCCTTAAGATCGGAAATTATACAGATGGGAAGTTAACAGATGTAACATTGTTGAAAACTTAGTAAAAAAATCCCTATATTAGGGGGTAACAATTGTAATTAAATAGTAATTAATATTAACAACATGCCAGACAAGGGAATTAAGCCACCAAATAAAAGAGTGGTAGAATTAATTGAAGAAGTTAAGAGTGATGTATTTTCAAGATTTGAAAACGTTAAGTCGGATGTAATTTCAAGCGATAAATGTATAACTTATTTGACGAATGAGCTTGCAAATGCCAGGGCAATAATAGAATTTTATGAAGCCGAAAAGGATAAGTAAATTTGAAATATTGGCTTATTCAGTGCTTATACTCTCAATTATAGCAGAGTATTTGCACTTGCTTTTTTTTGATAATGGAAAGCCAATTTATCACAGCGAAAAAATTATAAACGGAATCACTCGAATCTACTACTTAGATGATTTGGTTTATTTTTTCACTAATGAATTGCTTACCTTTTTTTTAGTCGTTATTGCATATACTAAGATAGGTATAGATAGGCAAACAAAGGCACTAATGGTAAGCATTTGTTTTTGGTACTTTATCGAATTGGCGGAAATAACCTTGCAGTTGGCAAAAATTAATGATTCACGACTATACATTAATGACGGCTCATGGTTTCAATTATCTACATGCTTAACAGTATTTTTCTTAGTACTGTTTTCGAACAAAAAATCAACATCATAGGGGGTGTATTTCTTGGTCTATCGATTTATGTATACTTTTATGAAAAATATAAGGTAAAAAAAGAGTTAATAGCACTAAGAAATGATTCTGTATTATTTGAAAATTTAATAAGATTAGTAATGAGCGATAATGAGAGGTATACAATAAAAGAGATGGTTGGAAGTTTGGCTGATGATTTAAAATCCTTTAAATCCGAGGTTAGAGATGACATAAAGGAAGTTCACGGTGTCATTAGTAGATACATGATCGCTAATAATGATAGAATATCATTACTAGAAGGAAAGCAGAAGGTTACCGCAAAAACAATAGCTATCTACTTGACTTTTATATCTACATTCGTAATGATAGCGATAAACACTTACATGACTCTTAAAGGATAGGTCTAAAATGGCAGCAGATGATCAAATTATAGTCGATATAAAAGTTAAGGACAAAGAGATTAACCAGGCGGAAAAAAGTATTGATAGGCTTACCGACTCAATCGAAGAGCTTGGTAATTCTATCAATGACACTAGAGCCCTAAATAAAAAATACAAAAAAGATCAGGAAGAGTTAAACAAGCTATATAAGGCTGGTGAAATTTCACTCGAAAAATACGAAAAAGAGGTCGATATTCTCAATGCTAAAATCAAGGTCAACAATAAGCAAATTGCAAACTCTACCGTTCAGTTGTCCAAGCAAAAGCAGGAGCGATCGGCAAATATTAAGCTCATTAACTCCGAGGTAAATAGTAGAGATAAGTTAAGGCAAAAAATATCAATACTCACCAAAGAATACAATGGATTAAATACTGAAACAAGAGAAGGGCAAAAGCGTTTTGATGAAATTCAAAAAGAGCTGAAACAGTTAAATAAGGATTTGAACGATGGCTCAATTGCCGCCGGAAATTTCAAGGACAACATAGGAAACTATCCAGATGCTTCAAATCAATTAGCGGAGATTGGAGATAGACTTAGTGATGTCGGTGGGGCTTCCGCTGGTGCTGTTGGCGGGATTCAGTCAATGGGTGCAGCATTCAAGGCATTGTTAGCCAATCCGGTTGTATTAGTAATAGCCGCAATTGTCGCTGGGATTTCTGCCTTGTTCTCTGCATTCAAGAGAAGTGAATCAGGATCTAAACTGTTAAGCAAGGCAATGGCAGGACTTAAGGGCGTAATGGCCGTTGTTACCAAGTTAGCCGACTCGATCGGTAATGCTTTTTCGGGCTCAATGGACGAGGCCGAAGAGTCCTCAATAAGTTTTTGGGACTTCATAAAACAGACATTTGTCCGCAGAATAGAAGGATTGTTACTGTTGATGCAGTCAGTTGGCGACGGTATTAGCGCAATATTTACAGGAAGTACAGAAGATTTAGAAAAAGCAGCAACAAAAGCAAAGAACGCACTAATTCAGGTAGGTACTGGATTGAATGAGGCGGAGTTCGATACTGTTACCGACAAAATGAAGGCATTAGCCGATGAGGCTGCTAGGATTGCGCAGACATTTATCGCACTGGAAGCAGCGCAGCGATCAAGTCGATCAGCAGCAAGGTTCTTAGAAAAGGATGTTGCAAAATTAAGTGCCACATTCGAGCAGTTAAGCGAGGTTGCTGGTGACGATACCCGAAATTTGCATGAAATGCGGCAAGCCGCAATTGATGCAGGAGAAGCAGGGGCGCAACTTGCAGAAAAACAAGTTAAATTAGCAAAGGTAAGACTCGGAATTATCAATCAAGAGGTTTCGGTACGAAGAGGTGCAGGCGAGGCAATTCAGGATCTGCTAGACGAACAAGCGCAGGCGCAAGTCGCATTAACCGAAGCAACAAGTCAGGCAGCGATCGCCCAACAAAAGATACTAATCGAACAGCGCAAAATTGAAAGGGATATATTCGAGCAAAACCTTGACATTCTTTTAGATGTTGGTGATAAGATAAAGACAGCTCAGGAAAAGGCTATACAAAACGAAAGCCTTTCTCTTGATGCCAGGAAAAAGCTGTTAAAGGCAAATCAAGCGGCACTAAAAGCTAACTTTGATGCAATAAAGGCCGAATATGAGCTGTACGGTGTTACCGCCGAACAAATAAACGAAGTCATTACCGCAAGCGATGCCAAACAGACTAACGAGAGATTGAAAGCACTTGAATTGAACGAGATAGCAAACAATCGCTTGCGTGAAATAGTCCTCGAAAGGAGACAGGCCGACCTTGATTACAACGACTTACAGAAACAGTTAGGAGAGGAAGAGCTCGAAAGAAAAGAAGAAGCGAATGAGATAATTGCCGAAATTGACGAAGAGTTCGCATTATCACAAATTGAAGATGCCGAAAAGTTAAAGAATCAATTAATTAAGCTTGAAGTAGACAGGTTGGTTGCAAAACTGGAAGATAACACGCTGATCGAGGAAGAGAGAGAGGCGTTAATCGCCAAGACAGAGGCGAATATAAGAGACATAGAACAAAATTATTCGGTCGAAAGAAGAGCTAGAGACAAAGAAGATACTGAAAATAGAACAAAATCATTCCTCGATAGCCTTGCCGCAATATCAGTAGCAACAGAGGAATTTGCCGGAGTTGAAGGTGTGCTATTCGCTGCGATGTCTGCCAGTATTGCCAAGTCTTTTGAAGATGGCAAGATTTCAATAGAAGAAGTGTTAAGTACTATTGGCGTTCTGTCCAATGCTCTGTTTGACAGTATGGATGCCAGAAGAGCAGAGCAGTATGAGCAAATACAAAGAGAACGGGATAATGAGCTCAAAAAGTTAGATGAAGACTTGTCGAATAGGCTTCAAATACTTCGTGACGAATCGTTCAGAGAGGTTGATTTGCTTCAAAAAGAAAAGGATGAAAAGGAAAGAATTGAGCTAAAAGCTCTTGCAGATAGTGGTGATGCTGATGCAAAATTTAAATTAGCTCAATTAGAAGCAAATGAAAAATTCCTTAAGGGAAAAGAGGATGCTGAAAGAGCTTCTGCGAAGGAAAAAGAGAGGATTGAAAAGAACTTAAAAAAGAATAGTGATCGGCTTAAATTAAAGCAATTTGAAGATGACAAAAAGCGTGCATTGATTCAAGTTGCCATTTCAACTGCTACTGGAGCAGCAAAAGCACTAACTAGTGCGCCGCCACCGATCTCATTTGCATTAGCTGGAGCTACAATTGTATTTGGCGGAGTACAAGCAGCTCTCATAAATAGATCGAGAGCCCCAAGACTAGGAAAAGGAACAAGTGATATCGTAAGTATTGGCGACTCTCACGCAAGCGGACGAGATGTTGATGTGTGGGGCACTTCTGGTGGACAGACACAGCACTTCGGTAAAGTGGAGAAAGGCGAAGTGATGCCAGTAATTCGGAAAAGTGCTGCCAATGACTATATGGTGTCAAAATTAAACGGGCAGTTCTCTGGTGGTAATGGTCGGAGTTTTCAGAATGGAACACCAGATGTAACAGCACAACAGCCTGGAGGTGCAGATAGCCAAGAGCTTTTAAACAACATGATCGCTGCCTTTTCTAACATTCAAATTGTAGCCAAGATTGAAGACATTACAAAAGAGGCTAACAAGAAAATTCAGATTGTTAACAATTCTAAGATTTAATTGTATATGCTAGTGTATTACGTATACACAACATTCATATACACATATGTTAGCGTTCATTGCTTAGTAGTACATATTTAACTAAGTCTTTTGCTAACTGCCTTTCTTCATCGTATATTGGGTTTCTAACTCTTGTAGGATGTTCGCCTCTAATTATCATTAATTTATCAAGTGCTGTTTCAATTTGACTCTCGTGAGGCAACACGCTGATACTAAATAAACCCAATAAAATTTTATCCGCTTCATCTATCGTCTTTTTCATAATTAAAATTTTACAGTGTATTACGTTTATACACAACATTCGTATACACAGATATTATAAAGAATTAAGAAAACTTATACTACATCAAATATTTTTTCCTAAAAAAATCCAAATCAACATACTTAATTCCCCACTCCTCACGAGCACCGTGCTTTAATTTAGTGGCCTTTAGCTTCTCTTTTTCGCCTTTTTTTCCAAGTCCCTCTCTTATGTATCTTCGAACGGCAGGTCTTCCAACAAACAAAATTCTTGCAGCTTCTTTAGTCGTCAGCATGATTGTTTTTATAGTGAATAATTGCAAATAATTGCAAATATACTAATTATTACGTTCATTGCGTAATGAAAACACCTATTTTCTTCATTTTACCAGAAAAGTCATCTAATTTTGATGAAAAGTTGATTTATGGCAAAGCCTATTTTATTATTCAAGCCTATATATGAAGATACAGCGCAAGAGATTGTAGTGCAATTACTCGCAAGCGAAAGTGATGTTGTTGATATATGGATGAATACTCCAGGCGGCGCAATATCTTGCGGTTGGTCAATTCTGGCAACCTTAAATGAGTTGAACAAACAAGTAGATATCACTGTACTAGGCAATGCCGATTCTTTTGGTTTCTTCATGTTGCTTTTCTCCAGAAAAAACAAAGCATTTGATAGTTCAAATTTCACAGTACATAGGGCTGCTTCATTTTGGGAGGAAGCAATGACAGAGGAAGAGCTTAAGGTTATAGAAGATAGGAACAAGGTATTTAGGAATAAAATGGATTCTAGGCTAAACGAGGCTAAATTCAAAGAGGTTACAGGGGTTTCTTTTGATGATATTTTCACAATGAAAGATCGCTTAGATGTCACGCTTAACGCTCAACAAGCCAAGGAGATAGGCCTTATTGACGAAGTTGTAACAATAAATACAGCCAGAAGGGAAGAAATTGAGGGCAGATATATTAATGATATTGCAGCATTAGCCATTCCCAAAAAAGGAGGAAAGGTAATTTCAAATATTAATACAAACAATAACAATATGGGGAACATATTTAAAGCCATTTTTGGCGAAAAAGATCCTATCTTACTGGCTCAGATTGGCGAAAACCAATGTTTGTACAGTAAGTTAGAAAAGGGTTCTAAAATACGAGCTGTTGGGGCTGACGAAGTGGCCATTTCTGGCACATTCGAGGCTGATAACAAGCATATTACCGTGATTGAGAATGAAATAACGGCGGTAGTGGAAGTAAACGCAGAAGTAAAGAGAATTGAAGCTCTTACCGCTGAAGTGGCAGAGTTAAAGGCGCTTATCGTTACGCCTAAAGTTGAAGTACCAGTTAATCCAGGAATTACAAAACTCGAAGCAGAGGTAAAGGAATTAAAGAATGTTATTGCAACTGCAAAACTTAATGTTTCCAATCCTGAATTACCGAAAGGTGAATTTGACGAGGGAAACAGTCCTGTTAAGGCATTGAGTTCTTATGAACTTCAAAAAAAGATCGACGCACAAGTTAAAGAAAAAAGGGGGAATAAATAATGGCAGGCACAATCGTTCCGGGCGCAACCAATTACAATGGTACATTAGACGAATTCTTTTATTTGTCAATGTATGATGGAATGGAGTTTTTAGATCCTTCTATTGGTGCAGCCTATCAAAAAACAGGGGTTCGAAAAAAAACCCAGTTAGACAAAATGATTTACACCGAAAATCCTTTGGAAAATTACACAGAGGGGAATCCAGGATTTGGAAGTGGTGCAACAAAATCAAAAAGAGATGTTGAACCGAAAAAAATGACATTATCAGGAACATTTACCCCTGATGAGTGGTTGGGGGAATGGGATCGTTACGCCCCCAATGGAGATTTGACTCAATTAATTATGAACCCTACTTTTTTACGTAGAGTTATAGAATTAGCCTTGAATGCTTCTTGGGATCAGGTTGAGCGATTGTTTTGGCAGGGCGACTATTCTCTGTACGGGGCTGGCACATCTCCATTAAGGTTTTTTGATGGGGTTGTAACCAAGCTAATTGCTGACAGTGAAAGTGATGTTAATTTTGTGTCTCCTCAGGGAGTAATCACAGAGGCCAATTCAGCTGATATTATTAAAGCTGTTTATCAGGCTATACCTAACAGGTTGAAGCGTGATCCAAATTACAAAATGATGATGTCCCACGAAGATTTCGACTTAGCTCAATTCAGAGATATTGACGTAAAGAAAACTACAGACGGCATCCTGGAGCAGAGTGTTAGGAAATTTTACCTAGGTAAAGAACTTGTTCCTTATAACGGAATCCCAAAAGATCATATCATCGGAGGTCATGGCACTACATCCATTGACAGTAACTTTGTTTTTGCCACCTATTTTGGACTAGATGCTGAATTTAATAGCATTGAGGTTGCCAAAATCGAAAATCTTGGCAAAAAATATGGTTACAGAGTTGACTTTATGGCTGACTCTAATTATAGAAGTGGCCGTGATATTTCTTTATACAAACCAGTCTAAAAGAGAGGGAAAAAGAGAATGTTTAGAAATCAAAACTTTGCCTCTCAGTTAATTACTGATACGGGCACTATATACCTTAATCCAGTTCAAAATCTGGAAGATATATTCGAGGGTAGCATTTTATTTACTGCTACCCCTACAAATGCAACGGGAACTTTTGATGTTGATGCACAACTGCAAGGATCGAATAGTGCAGATTTTTCAACAGGTGTTGTTAATTTAGGATCACCCGTTGCGCTGTCTGATACTGTAACAAGTGTAGTTGCATTGTCAGGAACTCTTTTGGCCTATGCCTATTACAGGGTTGCGATAACTGGTGCAGATACTCAAACGACTAACGTTGTAGGTACTTACACCTCAAAAGGAAGGAATTAATATGGGATGCTCAATAAATAGAGAATCATTGTTTGATTGCAATGACAAGCCAGTAGGCGGAGTCAACAATTTTGCAATGCTCTACAATTACACACAATGGCGTGACATGGTAGAAGCTGGCTTAGTAACGTTCGAGGCTGATGGCACAATTAATGACATTGTCAACGGTACTGGAATCCAGGCATATCGATTTGATATGCCCGATGAAACATCAATGATATTGGGTTCGCCTGACAGACTAGTAGATGGCGGAATTGACGGATTCGATCATGCTTTCAGTATGTCAATTCTTGGAACGAAGCAGACGAAGAAAAACCTACTTTTAGGGCTTTCATTCGAAAAAGCTGTGGCAGTTGTTTACAAGAAAAACGGAACTGGTGAGGTTTATGGAGGCGAACAGGGATTGAAGCCAACAGCTAATACTTATAATCCAAACGATCCTTCTATTGGTTCTGTAATTCCGGTTCAGATGACTACGTCACCAAGAACTCCAGCGGAAAACTTACCTCCAGCGGATGTTTTCAAGACTGATAGTCCGACTACGAAGGCCTTAATATTAGGTCTTAATATCGCAGGTAGCTAATTAAAACAATAGATATGTCAAATAAGAATAATAGTAACGCAAAAAAAGTCGAGGCTGCAAAAGCGGAACAGGCAAAGAAGGCGGAGAAGCTCGCAGAAACTAAGGAGGCCAAAAAAGTCAATGAAGTTTCAGAAACTGATGAGGTCAAAGTTGCTGCAAAAAGATACAGAGTCAAAACCACAGTAAGCTTCAAAAAAAGAAACTATAGTATTGACGGCAAAAATATTTTGTTAATCGCAGGCGAAGAAGTAACGGAGGCGACTCGAAATAAATTCAAAGCTAAATGCCAAGAGGTATTTTTCGAAGAAATTTAAAATAAATCTATTGCTTTATTTTTAGCCCATCCAAGTACGTATTGGGTGGGCTTTTAATTTTATGTTATGGCAGAATTAGAAGGAAAATTCAAAGACACAAAAAATAACGACCAGCGAGAGCCGCAATTAGTAATTAACAGCTTAGACTTTTCGGTCGTACCAAACAGGTTGCCAATTCATAGAAGTGTCGCAAATGGCATCTTTCTATATGGTAATGACAATAATTACCCTCGTAAAATAGTAAATTCAGCGGATCGATGCAGCTCAATTGTGGCAGTTAGAAAAAAACAGGTCGAATTTGTTGAGGGAAATGGTTTTCCGGGAGCAACGGCAAATGATGTAAAAAACGGGACGGCTGTAGTGATTAATCGGCATGGAGAAACAGCGTATGACTTACATAAATTTTGCGCTGAACAGAAGGGTAATATCAATATCGCAATACATGTTAATTACAATGCGCTCGGTATTGCTGCTGAATTTAACTTAATTGAATATGATTTTGTTAGACGTAAAATTCCATTAAAAAATGAAGAGTATGATCGCTATATTATTACTAATATTTGGCACTTAGAAAATGATTACAGTAGCCAAATTTTTACATCAAAAATTACGGAGTTCAATGCCTGGGTAAAAGATAAGAAAAAGGATATAAGCTTTGTCGCCCTTGAATGCTTTGGGTACGATCCTAATCCTTTAGTCGTTCGTAAGCAGATGGAGATTAGTGGAGGTATTCAGAATTATCCAGGGCAATTGTTTTACGCCAAAAGAACTCAGGATATTTACCAAAAAGCACCATATGATAGCCTTGCAGACAAATTTCAATTTCTTGCAGAATGCGACCTGGCTAGCCTCAGTAACATTCAGAACGGTTATGCTGGTTCGGGGTTCTTGAAATACTTTACAAATGCTGACGGTACGGAAGAAATTAAGGCCATAAAAGAGAAGGCAAAAAATGTAAGAGGATCGATTAATCAGGGTCGGTTTTTTACTATTCCGCTATTACCGAATTCGGATGGCAAGATGCCTACTAATATGTGGGAGTCAACAGAAATTCAGAATAAGGACAAATTGTATACTGAGCAAAAAAAGGAAGCAAAAGAAGGGATACAGGAGATTTACGCAACCCCTAATTCTATATTAGGCAACGACTCAGAGGGCAATTTTGCAACCCAGAACATGCAAGATGCTTTTGATTTCTACAACTCTATTACCCAGCCAATTAGAACAGAGCTAGAAATTGAGCTAACTACTCTTTTCAAGAACTCAGTTTTTGCGAATCAAATACAGCTGCCCATTGAGATTGAGCCACTTCAATATATTAGTAGAACTCAATTGAACAAAAACAAGGCCACTGAGGCAGAAGGTGACGGTGAGAGTGCCGAAGACATCGCAACAAGAAAAAACGGACAAGCCAAACTAAAAAGCACTGGCACAGGGATTCAATCAATCCTAAGCATACAGGAAAAGGTAAGCACTGGAATAACTCAGTATGATTCTGGAATAGAGATGCTTATGGATATATATGGCTATACGGACGAAAAGGCACGCAAAATATTAGGTGAACCGATAGAATTGTTCGACAAAGAGGCGAAAAAAGTAGACAAAACAACAAAAACAGAAAGCGATGAAGATACTGATAACGATTAATGACGTACGAAAATATAGGCAATTAGGTAAGCAAGTTAATCAAGACAACTTCGATGGAATAGCTAGAGAAATCCAAGAGAATGAATTAACTGAATTACTTGGTGAATCATTGTCATACGATTTATTTAATTATCTTGATAACGATTGGATTGTTGAGACTGGAACTTTTACCCGAAATTCAGATTATCAATTCACAGCGACCGCCTTAGACTTATCTTCATGGGCTGGTTACGCAATAAGAGTTAATAGTGACACATTTGTAATTGTAAAAACAGCCGTTTTTGGTGGCACTGATACGATTGTTACAGTAGAGGGGTACGTTTTGCCAGAAACATTAACAACTATCGAATATAAGACTGAAAATAATTATATCAAGTTATTGAATGGGGCAAATTACACAGTTAATAGTAGCACAATTAAGTATAATGGATTGCGACCCTATATATCTTGGAAATTTCTTGCCATTTATACGACCGAAGGCAGCGTTAAACAGTCTGATGTAGGTAATATTAGTATTATGCCAGAAAATGCCAGACGTCCATCGGGAAACGACCTGAATAGCGCAAAATCAATCAGGCTACAAAACTCGTTGCGAGAATACAACAGGATAGTAAACTATCTGAATGAGAATAGCGACATTTTCCCACTTTGGAAGCAAAAAGGCGGTGAAAATATTACTAATTTGGAAATGATCATTATTTAACATAAAATAATGAACTCATAAAAGCCAGTCACTCAGTCGATTGGCTTTTTTTATGCAAAATAATTAAAAATATGTGTAAATAAACTTGTGTAATCAATTAATATGTGTTATATTTGTTACAGATTAATAAACGAAAAATTAGCAAAATGAAAAATTCAAAAGAAACAATTAAGGCCTCAGCCAACCAAAGTAAAAGAACATTTACAATTACAAAATATATTAATGGTAAATTCTTTGCAAAATACAGAACTATTCAAATGAGTAGAGAAGAATTTGAGGTAAAGGAAAACAATACTAAAGGCGACTGGAAAGTGTTTTTAAGGTCAGATGATTATTATGTTGTAAAATAACCCTGCCAGTTTCTGCTAATTCTGGCAGATTTCAGCCCTTAACAAAAAAACTTGAAAATTTAAAAAAATAAGCTATGAAAAACTTACTAAAAAGAAGAATTAAAGAATTGAACAATGTTATAATCGACAATGCATTTAATCTAAAAAAACACCAACAAGATGAGGATAATCTTGATAGAAAATTTAATTGGCTAAAAAATGAGATTCCAGAAATAAAAGGAACGTTCATTGATAAAGACGGAAACGTCACTTTTAAAATGTAAAATAAAAAAAATGAAAAACATAAAAGAAGGATTGAAAACTTTGGCAAAATCGTTCAAAGGAAATGAAAACTTAGCGATACCCACACCAAAGGAGTACGCTGAAAAGATGCAAAAACTTTCAAAACAAAATAAAAACTATGATGAATTACTGGACAACTATTAACGGATATATAATTGTGGGGACTTACCCACAATTAACAAGAGTAGTAAATAAAATTAATATAGTAGGTAGTGAATTTCATAAAATTCCAAGCCTTTAACAACTAAAATTTAAAAAAATTGGAAACATGTTCAATGAATTAAAAAAGACAAGCACTAATCTTAATAGCACAGGTGATGCAATATCTAATATTGTACCTACGCTAAAAGAATATTCTGAGATTCAAAAAAAGACAACAAGTGCTTTGCAAAAAATATTTTCAGGGATCAATTTATTACTTGGAAAATAAACGTAATGAACCACCATTTATTTTTAATTAAAAAACAAAGTAAATAATTTAAAAAAAAATGATTATTATGGAAAATGTAATTAGTGAAAACATTGCTATGTTGTTGATTGGTGTTGTATTAATGAGTATAGTAATATTTCTAGTCTATCGACTAGTTAATGGAATCAAAAAAGAAAACAAAGAATTAAAGAGTATTGAACCAAGAGACTTAGATAAATACTTAGATGACATACAAAATAAATATGGTATTAGGCGAAAAGTGGCAGATGACGTTATCACAACAATAAAGAATCGACTAGATATTACTTCAAGATTGTCAAAAAACGGATTATCAGATGAAGAAATAGCTGAACAGAAATTCTTGAATAGCTTGTAATATCAGAACCACCAATTATTATTAATTTAAATAATAATAACAAAAAAATACTAATCATGAAAATCAATAAAAAATTATTAATTGAATGTGCTTGGCAAATTGTATGTGCTTGGCTAGTAATATTTAGTGTGATATTTTTAATTTTAAGTTAAATGAAAAATAGAAAAATGAAAAATCATTGTACAGTGTGCAACGAAGTAATGAATGAAGATTCAATCATGTATTATTGTGAAGGGTGTGGATGCAATATCCCTAAGCGAGCAGAAGGTGAAGCCCCGAAATCGGTAGGCGATGGGGAATGCTTAGATACTAAATCGTTTTAAAACTTGTTACACATCATTAACATCTAAAACATATAAAATGGACGAAATTAAAAGTGTAATTCCTGAATTTGAAAAAGGTCAATTAGTTCAATTGGCAAAAGATTTTAAAGACGAAAACATACATCTAAAAAAAGGTTTTAAAGTTTATATAAATGACATTGAATTATATGATGCTAAAAATGCAGAACTTGACGAAATATATTTATGTGAATGTATTGAATATGGTTTTTGGTGTTCGGAGGATTTTTTAAATGCCATATAACGCTTTTGTAAATGTCGTGCAAGCGAAAGATTCAAAAACAGAAAAGCCGTGATAATGATAATAAGAATAATAGTAATTCTAATTTTTATATTAATCGCTATTCCAAGTAGAATAGTGCATTTAATAATAAATTTAATTAAAAAAATAATGAAAAAACTGTTAATAATTTTATTTTTTATTCCGCTTGGAATGAGTGCTCAATCAGACCAGATAGTAATTAAATTTGGTAAAGATAAATTGTACCACGCTACCGCTGGTGTAACGATTTCGGCAAGTGTAATTCTTGCTAGTAAGTATATATTCAAAAGGGAAATGAACCCGATTGCACCGACATTAATAGCCGCAACAATTGGAGCAGGAAAAGAAGTATATGATGGACATACAGGTGGCAGGTTTTCAGATGAAGATTTTTTGACTACAGCAATATCTGCTGTAATAATAAATATCATACCATACATTAAATTCAAAAAAAGAAAGAAAAAAATAAAACAAGATCCATTTGATAAGTGGGAGATAAAAAAGAATCAGCTATGAAAAAAACAGAAAAAGAAATAAGCGAAGAAATTGAAGATGTGAGACAAGAATTATTAAATGATCCTACAATTAATGATTTTACAAAAGCGGCGATACAGCAATCCAGGGAGTGGTCTAATCAATTTCAAAAGGCGGCATTAGAAATTTTAAACTTAAAAAATAATATTAATTTAAAATAAAAAAAACATGAACTCAAAAGGCAAAAGAAAAGCACCCAATGGTATGTATTGGGGGAACGTGATAAATAAATGTGTGATGATTGAGCCGTTAGGCAATGGAGTCTTTCGGGCCTGGTCAAATAGTGAAAAATTCATTTCAAGTAACGCTTGGACGTTACCAATTGCTAGGCTTGGATGGGGCTACCGAGATTTCCTTGAAGAGGAGGTAAATTTTTATGATTGGAACTAAAATAATATTAAGATGAAAACTAAAATTAACTTTAGGCTCTTTAGGAGCAGAAAATCAAAAAGAGCTATTGGGTGCTTAGATGTTGAAACTGGACAGGTTACCAACGCAAAAGATGGCATTGTGCGCAATATTAATGAGATTGAAAAGTATGATAGTGTCGGCTATTTTGCAACCCACAAGAACGGGGTTTTGGTCCAGAAAAAGGGAAAATATAGTAAATAACATTAAATTGTGTAACAAATATTTGCACAGGTAAATAATATGTGTTACTTTTGATACAAATAAAATAAAGCAATATGAAATTCCCAGAGATAGAAGATGCATTAAAAGAAATGCAATATAGGAATGACTTTGAAGGTGCGCTATGTATTCTTGAATTATTAAACGATATAAGTAGTAATGATTCAGCAGGAATGAACCTGGAAGATATAAAACATCTTATTTCAAGCGCATACGATTCTGCAAAAAAATTAACAATAATACATGAACGTGAGCCAGAGGACGAAATATTTGAGTTTTACTCAGGTGGCATTCTGGATAGTTAGCCACATAAAGAAATACGCAGCCGCCTTTTGAAACGGTTACTGTCTTAACGAACTAGTTTGCATGCCTTGTCTGGGTAGAGTTGTGGCGGCGTGGGTTAACCCCTATATCATAGCGACTTGAAATGCATTCATGACTGACCCCTGATAATTCGGGGAATTTGAAACTTAAATAATAAAACAATGAATGCAGCACAAAAATATTTATTGGAAAATAGAATTGCAGATCTAGTAATCAACCGAAATGAATTTCCTGAAAATACAGTAGACAACGCAAAGAAGTGGATTTATCTGAGCGATATAATGACAAAATTTATATCTGAGCAAATGAGTAACGTTAGGTTATACACTTTAAAACGTATGAAATGAAAAAAGGTGAACATAGATGTGGTGATTACACGGTTACACTTACAAAAGATGTACAATGCTGGTTTTGTGGGAAGACAATAAAACGAGGGCAAAAAGCCACCAGAATATACGGAACAGGTAAATCTCCTATATATTGGCACAATTACACTTGTGATGAGATGAAAGAGGCTTTGGGTGTTCCATTCTGAAAATTACGCCTAACAATTGATATGTCTAAGTTTGCATATACAATAAATTAAATTTGCAAAATCAAACAATATGTGTTATCTTTAATACAGGATTAAGCCACCTACCAGCCACGATAAAAATGGACTTTGGTGGTGAAAGTAATTAGTAATTTAAAAATAAAGCAAGATGAATGATTTAAACTGTCCCTACTGTGACTATGGATTGGAAGTTTGCCACGATGGCGGAGAAAATTACAGCGAAGATGAAAGACATCAAATGAAGTGCTGCAATTGCGGTGAGAATTTTGTTTTTTTCACCTCCGTGCTATTTCATTACGAGCCAGAAAAAGCAGATTGCTTAAATGGGGAAGAATGTAATTTTGAGCTAACACACACATTCCCAAAGCCATTTTCACGAATGCGTTGCACTATGTGTGGAGATGAAAGGGAATTAACAATAAAAGAGCATAAAGAGTTAGGGATTGAAACTATAGATGAGTATAGAGAGAGGGTGGGTAGTGAAGATTAAGCAAATAAACAATCTCTCAAATGACGAGTACCACAACTCAGAGCAGTACTCAGAGTATTGGAGCAGTTCAAATATAAAGAAGTATCTGACAACTCCAAAAGAGGCTTTTTTTCAAAAATACAATGCCACACCTAAAGAGATTCAAGGTGCTGAATTTGGATCACAATTACATGATTTTTTGGCATCTAAGCATGTAAATGGACAGCCATTTGAATGGAATGTTTTCGAGCCACCAATCAATCAAACAACAGGCGCGTCGTATGGTGACTCTACGCAGAGATATAGAAGTGCCGCAAGCAAGATTGTTAATCCAATTACGCCGCAAAGATTTGAATTAATTAACGACATTTGGCGAATGATGCAAAAGTCGTCATATGGCTGGTATATCTACGAAAAAATACTAAGACAAGGAATTGCTGAACCGTCTTTTTTTGTCGAAGGCCTTCATAAATACAAATACAGGCCAGATGTTCTGACAGATAAATGTATTTTCGATTGGAAGTCAGTTGCCAAAAATTATTGGAGTGAAAAAGGATTAAAATACAGAGTGACCGATTTAGGTTACCATATAAGTGCTGCAATGTATCAGTATTTCGAACATCAACGTACCGGAATTTGGAGGCCATTTATAGTTATTTGGATAATGAAAGATCCACCCTTCGATATCCTTATAGATGATATTTCAAAGAATTTTGCTTACGAAGTTTCAGGCAATGAGGTAATTGCACATAGCGGAGCTTTGATATTTAAGGACCTAAAAGACCAGCACGAACTTTGTCAGGTTGCTGGACAGTGGCCAGGATTAGCTAATCAATACGATAGGATTGCAGGTGTCCGTATGGCGGACTATTTGCCTAGTTCGTTTCAAGAACAGGGTTACAGTCAATTTAATATTGATGTTGATGGGTTTTGATTCTTTATAACGTTTGTATGTGAATAGTTAAAATTACGGATATGAAAGGATTAATAATTATAATAGTAGGACTTGTATTGTTTGCAGGTGGATTAATAAATATACAGAACCAATATTACGGCTTTATTGCTTGTTTTTGTGGTGGTATTTTAATAGGTACTGGAATCGCTGAAACACTAAGAAGTAAGTAATTTTTATTATTTATATATATTGTTGTAAAATTCGTTTTAATGTTTTACAACGCTTGAACAAACACAGTGCGAAGTGTTGTTGTTTTATTTACTGTTATTCTTCGTTAATTATCAGCTACTTACAAAATAAAGTAAAAATAATCGGAAAATAAACCCGTTTTTATTTGGTAGTTCGGAAAATAAACCCGATATTTGTATAACAAAACAATCAAATAATACAGGACGTAAATTTTAATTAAAAAACTAAAAAGATGAAAAATTTAAATTTTAAGATTGCAGTGACAGGTAGAGATAGAATGTATGATTTTATTAATGTTTCTTGCAATACTGAAACAAGAGATATTGAGGCCGTTGCAGTAATAATAAAAGGCAAATATACAGGAATATCATTTACAGAGTTTGCCCCTGCTTTTAATAACCTTGATTTAATTTTCAGTACATCAGACTTCGATCAGAATATTTGTGATGAAATCGAGACGTGGTTGAGCGAAGATGGTGAATTAGAAGTGTTTTGCTCTATTCCCTAAAAAAAGATGAAAGAACAAATAGAACAAAAAATAAAAGAGCTGTTCAAAACTAAGCGGCTCTTTTGCTCAAAATTCGGGTACAAATACAAGGATTTTGCAAGTAAGTTACGAACAGCCCAAAATAGAATTGATTGGCTTAATAAATTCTTAGAACCATTGAATTTGAAAGTTGAAATTGTTTCATTAGATAATGAAGCATAACGTTAAATATAAATCCATTAAAATGAGTTCATATTTACATAGAAAAATGAAGCAAGAGGAATATAATATATTTATTTCATTATGCAAAAATTCAAGTATAGAAACAGATAATAAAAAATTTTATTATTTCTGCAATAGAGCATCTTATTTTTATGTTAGGGGTGATAATCGTTTTTATGAATATGCACCATTGGAATTGTGCCACAGACGCAGTTATAGTATTAAAGAAATGTATGATAAGTTCCAAGCTTGGAACAATGGTAAAAAACATTTTATTTGCTGGAATAGAAAATTCCCAGAATATCCAGAAAGTATAGAAGCAAAAAATAGCAATCAAGCTAAATATAGATATTCAAGGTCAAATTCAATAGCCTACATTCAAACAGGTAGTAAAGTTGCTTATCAAAATTGCCTATAACGCTCAGTATATGATTTCGGGCGTGAATAAGTAGTAAATTTAACATATAAAAGCAGAATTATGATTAAGGAAAAAGACAGTAAAGAAGCAGTAAGTAAATCTGAATTATATACCTTGTTAGGCACTTGCTGGGTTTCAATTAACGAAGACCAACCAAAACCACAACAAAGAGTGTATATAGTTTGTGAAAATCCTAAATATGGCGGTGGGGTGGTTCGCTTTCAAACGATGGCTGAATACATACCTTATATGACTGTAAAGGAGGAAGATTATATGTCTGATGACTTTCAAGGCGAAGGAGATTACAACGAAAAACAAGACCAATTCTATGCACCTAAAGGCTTTTATGAATGGCAAAGTGAATCTGAAATTAATTGGAAAGTGTCTGCTAAAGTTACACATTGGATGCCTTTAATAACACTTCCGTAAGCTTGTGCCTAACACTTGAACAAACACAGTGCGAAGTATTGTTGTTTTATTTACTGTTATCACTTGTTAATTTTTGTTAAAAATACAAATATATCCATTTATTTTGTAGTATACTCTTTGACTATTAGAAATAGTCACTATATTTGTAGTATAGAAATCAAAAAAAACACACAAGATGACAACTTTAGAAAATGCAATTAACGAAGCAATTAAAGAAAAAAAAGACGGTTTTATTATGGCAATCCCAGAAACAAAAACCATCGATGACAAAGAGTTTGTAGACCTGGTTAGTGCGCTGTATGATTACAGTATATCGCTTGATATGGCACGAAAAATCAGAGAGTCCGATAACTATGAATCAAGTATTTGTATTGTTTGGGATGACAGCGAAAAAAGCGAGCTATTAGAAGAGTGTGAAACAGGAATTAAACAATTGATAGGGGGATACGGATGGAAAGGGATTTCAGGTTATAAATTCATTGCAGAATAATTAAAACAAAAAGGCTGAAATCAAACGAAAGTAGGCCTAATTAAAATCTAAAAAAATCATGACAAAAAAAGAAATTAAAGAAGGATTCGAAGACCAGACACGTTACACTTTGAATTGTGGGATGGAAGTTCCAGAATGCACAAAAATTGCAAGATTAGTAGAGTTCCAAGGGGAACGTTTTGGCTTTTTCGGCACAACGAAAAAGGAAAAAATAAACTTCGCATACAGTAATTGTGAATTGCTATCAAAACACGATGTGTAATGATTTGGGCGATAAACAAAAAAGACAATACTCCTTACATTTTTGGGAGTATTGCCGCTTTATCTGAAAAACTAGAGATTAATTCAGGAACTTTATATAATTATTTTTCTAGAAATAAAAAAAACGAGTACGAGAACGACGATTATAGATTAGTAAAATGTAAGGTTATTCGCTCAGTTCGTAATTAGCGATAACATATGTATAAGGCAGATAATCAAAGAATCGAACAATGTTAAAATGGCATTTTAATTTGAAAGATCAAATAAATTGTGTTAAATTTGACACAAATAAAAATAGAACAAATGAATAACATAAAAAAAGCATTAGTGCCGAACTTGAAGGACAAGGCGGTAAAAGATATTGTTGCCCTAATCGACGATGTTTACAAGAGCAACGATCTATCAACTGAATTGGAACTCCAATTTATTCAGCTAAAAATTAGTGAGAGTCCAGCCCTTACCAGGGCAGCAAAAGTTAATCCAGAAAGCCTGTATAATTCAATACTTCAAGCTGCCGAATGTGGGCTATCTCTTAATCCGCAATGGCAGGAGGGATATTTTGTCCCGTACATGAAAATTGACGGCAAAGAAGTTCCTACTGTGACATTTTCACCAATGTATAGGGGTAAAAAAAAGCTACTCATTTCAAAAGGAATTGTGACCAATATTACCACACAATTAGTATATGAAGGTGAATTTTTTGACGAAGATATCATAAATGGAGTTCACGAAATAAAACACAAGCCTAATAGCTTCAATAGGGCTAATCACGATAAAATAATTGGCGGATATGCGACCATAACCCTGAACAATGGTAGTATTCAATATGTAGTAAAAGGTCGAGACTACTTCGAACGATGCAAAGCTGCAAGTGCTCAAAAAATGAACGGCAAAACCTCTCCTGCTTGGAGGAATTGGTATGATCAAATGTGCAAGAAATGTCTTATTAATGCTGCTGACTCTGAGATACCAAAAATCGGAGTTAACGCAAAAACGGCTAAGTTGCTTAATGATACCAATACGAATGATATCGACTATGTTGATGTATCGAACGACAACCAATCAGCCATTCCAGAAACAAAAACCATCGATGACAAAGAGTTTGCAGACCTGGTTAGTGCGCTGTATGATTACAGTATATCGCTTGATATGGCACGAAAAAAGTATTCAGGTATTAGTTTCACCGAAATTCAAAAAGCCCAAATAAAAGAGGCGGGAACAATTACACCGGAACGTCTCGACGAAATCATAAATTTAGTATTAGAAGATGACAGTTTTGATATTACTAATTTTGAGCTAATATTAGACGAAAAACAATTAAACGAAGTACAACAAGCAATAATTGATAAAGCGACTAAAAATGGATAAATACATGAGCATAGAGGATTATGCCGAATACAACAACATTACAGTATCGGCGGTTCACAACAGGATCTACAGAGGGAAATTAGAGAGGGTTTTTGTTAATGTTTGGTTGGTGGATACCGAGAGTTATAAGCCAGGGAAATCAGGGAGACCAAAGAAATGACAAAAGAAGTAAACAAGATTCTTGTTAGCCTAGAGAAGTCAATAGGAAATAGCTACGTGTTAACCGATATGAATAACAACTTTATATCATTAATCTTATGGAAAAGAGCCAGTAAATTAATGAATTGCAACCCTACAATAAAGGCAACAAATGATTTATTGGAAAAAGGACTTAAGAATACAAGGCTAGTGGTGAATGAAGCGAAAATTAAAGTCGATTCACTGGAAGGCGATTTATGTAAACAAATTCACTGGGTTGATGGTTATAAGGCGATTGCAAGGATTATAATGGAAGGCGTTATTGAGGCCTCAATTATAAAAG